GCCGTTCTTGTCGGAGTAGTCGCCGACCCACCAGACGTCCATGAAGTCCGTCTCCGTGAGGTCGTTTCTGGGCACGACGTGCGTGGAGTCGCCAGAGTCGACGTCTGCCGCGCCCACGAGCTGCCTCACGACCTCCGCCGTGGCGGTGACCAGGGTGCCGGACATGGTCACCTCGATGGAGTCGAGGCGCTTCAGCTCCTTCATGTTGGACGGGCAGTTGTCGATGTCCTCGCCGAAGTCCGTGTAGCTGGGCTTGGCCTTGAACTCGACGCCTCCGCTCGTGGCGCCCATGATGTCGGTGCCCTTGAGTGTCGCGGTCTTCGGGTCGAAGTCCCGGAGCATCAGCCCGGCGTTAAGCTGCAGGTGCGAGAAGGTGTCAGACGGTATCTGGGTGAACTTCATTCCTGTCTCCTTAGATGATGGTCAGGTATTCGATGTTGATGTTTACGTATCGGCGCTTGACCTTCTCGTCCTCGCCCTCAACGGTGACGGCCTGCGCCCACGGGGAACCCTTCTTCAGCCAGAGCATGCCGCCGTCACAAGGAAGGGTCCCCCCGCCAAGACCGATTGCCTGAGAGATTTCACGCACCTTCGCGTTGGGCAGCGCCTCTGAGTCGGTCCGATACCAGACGTTGACTGGCAGGTTGACCTCGGGTTGTCCCCACTCGCCCAGCACAAGGTCGTAGGTGAGGTACGGGAACGTTGCTTGGTCTGGCACCGAGGAGGCAGCATAGGCGGGGATGCCGAAGCTGCTGAGGAACGTGTAGACGGCTGCCTCTGGCGTCATGTCAGCTGCCACCTTTCGGCGCTCACGTGCTGCACCTGCATCGTCGCGGAGTCGGGCGTCTCTTCGTCCCCGCCCTGTGACGTGACTCGGTACACCTGACCGTCGCTTGCCCTGAAGACGTCATGGAAGTCGAGCGTGGTGCCCTTTTCGGTCCAGACCGTGAAGGTGGACGTCATGCCCTCCGACTCGGCCACTCGGGCCTCTATGCTGCTCGCGTGTGTGATGGTCGCGCTGAACTCGGGGCCATCGACCCACCTAGTCTCCCAGCCGCCCTCGCCGTCTGGTATCCGTGTCTTTTCCAGAAGCACGCACGTCTCGGCACGCTCTCCCATAATCCCCGGCATAGGCATCAGTACATCTTCCTCCACGGGTTGAGTTGCGAGGCAAACGCCGCCTGCCATCCTGTGAGGCCACCAGAGCCTGAATTTGCCGTCAGGTCGGAGCGAATGGAGTACGAGTACCCATCGAAGCTCTCCGACTGATACGGGCTTGCTGCGGCCTGCTGGGTGGCAGTCCTGTTGAGCGCCGCCCAGTCGGATATCTCTTCTGCCACGGCAAGCAGTGGCTTTGGTATCGCAAGCAGCGTTATGGTCCCGCTGAACGTCTCGTCCGACAGCTCCGTGTCGGGGTTCTGGTGGAGTCCGTCGTTAAGGTAGCTGCCCTCTATGCGGTACCACTGGCCGTCAAGCATCTGGTCGGTGATGGACGTAGGGAGCGAGCCGTCATCGATGCAGCACGTGCTGACTGGAATCTGCTCTCGCTCGAACCAGTTGTGGATGTGCCACAGGATTTGCTCAAGAATCCCTACGTCCATCGGTCACTCCTAAGCCGAAGTCTCAATGACCTTGGCGATGTAGAGGCTGTACGGGTTGAACAGCACGGGGATGTACAGGGTCGATGCCTTGGTCCACAGGATTGCGGGGTCTTTCTCGGCCCACTGGGTCATGTAGACGTAGGGGCTTACGCTGGAATCGCCCGACTGCTCGTAGTAGCCAGCAAGCTCTTCCTCGGGCGGCGCACCCCAGAGGCCAGCGCCGAGGCGCATGCCGTTGGCGGTGCCGAAGAACGTAACGACGTTCTTGGGGAAGTAGCGCTTCGGCGATGCCTGCGGACGGCCATTGGCGTCCATGGTGTACGGCGTCGAATAGGTCAGGTCATCGGTGATGACGGTATCGATGCCGTACTCGTCGGACAGCCAGTTGCGCAGCGCGTTGTTGCTCACAAGCTGACCAGTCATGTTCACGCCGTTGATTGCCTTCTGCACGGAGGCGTTGGCGCGGAGCTTGGACAGGACGGAGCGGGACGTAATCATGCCAGTGATGGTGACGCCCACATCGGCGGCATTGTCGATGATGGTCTGAAGCTGGGTGGTCACGTCAGTGGAAGCGCCAGCACCGAGGTCAATGGTCAGGGACTTGTTGGCGTTCGGCACACCGTAGTCAACGGTAATGTCGATATCGTTCTCCTTGATGGTGAACTGGCCCGTCGCAAGAACCTCGGCGCGAGCCACCTTGGCGCGGGTGACAACTTGGTCGGCGAGGTCTGCCGCGAAGTCCATCACTCGGTCGTAAAGCGCGGCCTCCTGATTGACTCCACGGCGGGTCAGCTGGCGCAGCAGCTCGGTCGTGGAGCGCTTGACCTTGATAAGGCCCTTCTCCACGTTGTGCTCATCGATGGGCGCAGGGATGGACTTCTGCGCGGGGACGTCGAAGGCATGGAACTGCGCCATCTGCGGGATGTTGTACTGGCTCTGCATCGTGTAGTACGAGGCAACGAGGTTGTCGGTCTGCTCGTCGGTGAACAGGCCCTCAAGCGGGTCGAGCGGGCGGGCGACGTTCTGGAAGCCCGTGCTCAGGAAGTCCTTGGGGTTGACCATGCCAAGGGTCTCATTGATGAACTTAGCCATTGTCTACCTCCTAGGAAACGACGTCGGTGTAGGGACGGGTGATGGTCGGCTCAGTCAGGACGGTGATGCCCTTCAGAGCCGTGGCCGCAGCATCGGCGAGCGCTGCGGGAAGTCGATTGCCATAGATGGTGCCAGCGATGACAACAGAACCAGGCTTCGCACCCTCGGTGACGTCAATGTCCTCGAAGAGGATGCCCTTGGCGCTTGCGCCGTTGGCAGGAATCACAGCGCCAGCGGGAACGACCTTGCGGCCATTCTCACGGGTGACTGCCTGCGCGTGGTTGGCGGCGATGGTCATGGTCTGTCGGATGCAAGTCTCATCGTTGACGAGGAAGTGACCAGCATTCCAGCCGTAGCCCTTTGCGGGGCCGTCGAAGTAGCTCATGCTTACTCCTTGCTTTCTGGTGCCTTACCGTATCTGCGCTCGTAGCGCTCCTGCATGCGACGTGCGACCTCGGGGTCTCCACCCTCGACGTTGGGCGAGGGCTTGGTCGGGGGCGTGGCAGGGTTGCTGCCGTGAGTGTTCGACTTCACTACGAAGTCTGCCCACTCCTGCTTCGCGGACTCCTGAAGCTTCTCGGTGTCCTTCAGCTTGCCGTCCTCCATTTCGACCTGAGACAGGTCGGTCACGCGCATGATGGCGTCGATGCGCTTCGGGTCGATTCCCGCAGCCATCAGCATGCCACGATACGCCTGCGCCTTGTCCGCCTCTGCCTTCTCGGTGGCAACTTGGGCCTTGAAGTCCTCGAACGCCTGATGTTCGTCCTGATACTTCTGCTCCCACTCGTCACCACTGCCAGATGCGGCCTCGGCTTCCTCCAACTTCTTCTGGAGGTCTGGCACCTGCTCAGCCTGCTTCTTGTAGGTGTCCCGCTCCGACTTTAGGCCTTCGGTCGTTTCGGTATGTGCGGCGATGATTGCCTCAATCTTGTCCTCATCGATGCCCATGCCCTTGAGAAGCTTAACTGTGAGTGCCAACTTGTCTCCATTTCCTCGGAGTTGCGGTGGACTGTTCCTCGCCACCTGATTGCGGCAGACGGTTCCTCGCTGCCAGTACCACATAGGCTATCATAGGTCAAGGTGCGTGTCAAAGAAATAGGGGCAATACGCTTTCAGAACGTATCACCCCTCTAAAGTCCTGTAGATTCTTTTGCGCTCGGCATCCCTTGGGACTTTTCTTGGTTATATCGTATCAGGTTCAGTAGTCCATGACAACCACCGAGTAAATCTTTTGCCGTTCGGTGTCTATGGCAATCATCAGGTTCTTTCGGATGTTTCGGACGTCATCGTCAGTCAATGGCGATAGGTCCATCGTCTGCTCATCCATTCCGAAGATGACTAGGTTTCCAGCGAGCATGCCGTGGTGCTGGTGGTCGATTGCGGACGTTATGGGGTCTGCCACCAGAAGCCCCTCATCGTCCAGCACGACGTTGTAGTACGTCTCGCCCACCTTCCTGACGGCTATGTCGATGCACCGACAGCCTATCAGTCGGTAGAACTGTTCCAGATGGTTGTCGCCCTTTACCTCGACTGGTCCGTGCTTGCCGTTCTCGACGTCAATCAGATACCCACGCATTGTCACCACTCCCTGTACTCGAACGTGTCCACTACCTTCT